AGCAGATTAAGATCTTCTCCATCGGTTAACGTTAATTCGTTTTCGCAAAAGTCTATAAAATGTTCAACTGGCTCATCATCGTAATAAAAATTCGGATTTGTTATTAAGCCGTCAATGAGATTCATTTGAAGGGAAATTTCTTCATTAACCAAAATATTACCACGCAAAACAGCATCTCTGAATGCTCCGTAATACTTCGGTGTTGCTGTGTTTGAAAGCATTACTTATTCCAGTTATGAACCGTCGCAGCGATTGCTACAGTCGATCCAACAATGCCAACAACCGATCCAACCGCGGTTAGAATTTCAGAAGCTGTATCAAATCCGTTCTGTATGCTTTTTGCCGACAAATTATCGTACTGAACTTCAAGATTCAAGCGATTAATTCTGGCTCTAAGCTCATCATCAGATAATGAACTAATATCTTCCTTATTCCTCATTCGCTTCAGATTCGCAAGTGTTTGAGCAATATTCGAAGTCTCGGTTACAATGTTTCGTGCGTCTTTTGTAACCTTCTCAGCAGGAGAACTATTAGGCTTGTCTTTACCGCCTTTAACATTCTGCGTAAGAGCTTTATCTACTCCGGCTTTAATTTTCTTTTTTGCAATTTCCCCTTTTATTGACCGTTCAATCCCTTTGCCAGCTGCCTCGTACTGAGCACGTCTTCTTGCCTTACCTTCTTCAGTGTAAGTTCCATCAGGATTTTGGTAACGACGAAAACCCCATCGCATGTGCTTAGTACCGTGGTGATAAAGTTCATCATCACGAATATACCTGACCATAGTTACCTCCATAAAAAGAAAAAGGAGAGACAAGCGATAAGCTCATCTCTCCAATCTCTTACTGTTCTGACTCGATCTTGCGGATCCAGCTTGCAATTACATCACGTTCGTACTCACTGCCGGCTTCATCCATCATCTGTTCGAGTCTGTCAACCATACGGTCATGGATACTGTGACCACTATAGCCACGGTCCATGCTCATATAGCGACCTGTTCTAGGACTTCTCATCCTACCGTAACTACCTCGATAGCTTCCGTGGACTCCTTCTGAGTACTCATCTTCCCCATTTTGAATTTTTACGATCTTTTCAATGAGACAAAGAGCATCAGTAGCAGCCTTTAAGTCAGTCGGACTCATATCAGGTTTTACGTTAATCTTTTCCAGCTCTTTTGCAACTTTTTCTTCAAGCTTTTCGAGCTGCTTGTAAAGTTCTTCCATATGAATCCTCCTTAGTAGGTTACCTGCAGGTCAGAACGACTAATCGTGAGTGTTCCATTGTCAAGCAGGATTGGCTGGTCACTTGTGTTAATCACTGTGACGGTTTCGCAGCATCCTCTCCAAATCGGTACTTCCATTGCGCGACTCACATTGAAGTACTCTTCGGCAGCAGCGGGTGTAACTTTCATCGTACTGTATGGAACTGTCGCTCCATCTACCATGAATGCTACCGAAATCTCACCAGCAGTTCCGCCAGTGGGGACAGCGATGTTTGCACCAAAGTCAAGACGATACTGAGCGCTCCTCTTTGTACAACGGCATCCGTTCATAAAGTTCGGAAGCCAACCGCTAAGCAGGAATGAACCAGTATTGTCTCTATGCTTGACAAGGCCACGATTGCAGGGGTCTACCGTATTGAAAACTACGGCTTCTCCGGGATTAATAGTCTGTGCGGAAGCACTGTATTCAGCCATTACCGCCACCTCCTATTAACCATTGCAACCACAACCGTATCCGTTATAGAAGTTGTTGCAGCAATTCGGATTCTGGACCTGGTATGCCGGAATCGGTACAGGGTTCAGATACTGCTCAAGGGCCTGAGTCCGGGCAGCGTTGTCGGCGAGGAGTTTAGCCGTCTGAGCTGTCTGGGACGCAGCGAGGTTCGCCATGTTGAGCTGGTTCTGAAGTTCCGCAATCTTTTCATTCTTCGCGTCGATCTTATCCTGGCACATTGTGTCAAGGATTCTCTGAACTCCCGCATTTTGATTTGTGATGACATCTCTGAGCGCGTCACTTACCGCAGCTCTGTCGGCACAGTTCTCAGCGAGGATAGTAGAGTTCAGGTTAGCAGTTGCAAGCCTGTTTTCGCAGCAGCAATTAGCGAGCTGTGTTCCAAGGGCTGTCATGCCACTTGTCATAGCTGTCTGGGAAGCAAAAGCCTGCTGCATGTTGGCCATCTGTCTTGCGTTGTCGGCTACTTCAGCTGAAGCGAATCCAGAAGCAATCTGAGAACCAAGACCTGTAACGGCAGACTGCACACCGGTAATGCCGTTGATTACAGCTGCGTGATCGAATCCATGCTGAACATCGTTCTGAGTATTCTGGCCCATCATGTAAGGCATGCCGCCTCCACCGAAGCCAGTTCCCCAGCCATTGTTTCCAGCAAGAAGGAGAATGAAGAGGATCAGCCACCAAGAGCCATCTCCTCCGAAACCATTGTTGTAGCCACCGTTACCAATGGGAGCTACCGGCATGTAAAGTCCATTGCCGTTGTTGTCATTAATAGACATAGTTTGAATAAACCTCCAAAAACGAAAATATTTACAATCAATCTTGCGCGCCGAGATCGATGTAAATCAGAAGTGACGACCAGTTAACTGATTTGCAAACTGAACAGCCTGATTTAACTGGTCTTGAGTAATCCGTCCGCTATTGAACATCTGCTGTATCATCTGTGGGACCATCACCTGCGGGTTCATTCCAGAATTAGCGAACTGATTGTAAATCTGCATAAAATTGGAAAAGCCGCCGAACATGTTTAGAATCGGCGACTGAGGATTAATCATAGGTTGTGTTGGTTGCATCATCTGCTGAGGCGGGACAATCATTCCTCTTGAATTGTCAAAGAACTGATTCATACCTTACCTCTGATTCTGCTGATTCTGCGTATTGTTCTGATTTAATCTTTTGAGCTGTTCAACAGTATCCTGGTACATTTTCTTCAGCTCATCGAAATCCTGTTTTGTGACATAGTTTGACATGTCAGCCGCCGGAGCATCGTTAGACTGTCCATTTTGATTTCCGAAGTCAACTGCTTCATACTTAAACGCCATCAACGGAGAAGGTCTTCCATCCCAACCAGTTTCTTTGATGTAGAAATACTGTCCTGTAGAATCCATAAGGTACGCTCTTGATCCAGGTTCTGATCTATATACATCCGCAGCAGTTCTACCAGAAACCCAGTCTACAAATTGCTTAATCGGAGCGGCAGTCTGGTATACTGTCTGATATGAAGGCTGTGTCTGAGGCTGAGTGTAAGAGTTACTGTACTGATTTGCATTCTGGTAATAAGGCTGCTGGTTGTACTGCATTGGATACTGATTCGGCGCAGCCATAGGATAGTTGTTGTAGTTTGGCATGATTACTTTCTCCTCCAATAATAAATAGGAACCATATCACCAGAATCATAGGCGTCGTAATAATCGCCGTTTATGACTGTGACAACATGTGTTCCTGTGGCGAGTAAATATCGTCCTTTCAAATGGTCGTGACAGAAGTCTCGAATCGTGTAACAGTTTGGGCAAGTGTTTGGAATCAGCTCTTTTACGAATCCGCGATGTTCCAGATAGTCTCCCCAAACACGATTGGAA